GACGTGCTGGCGCTGCTCAACGACCGCATCATGCCGGGCACCGTCCTGGCGTTCGACGAATTGACCGAATGGAACCCGCGGCTTCCCTATCCCAACTGGCGAGAACACGAATGGCGAGCACTAAACGAGTGGCTGCAGACCAACGACCGCACGGTCGTCCCGATCGGCCGGACGCTGGAGTACCAGGCGGCGTTCCAGGTGACGCAGTGATCCCGCGCGCCTGGAAGCACCCGACCGGCAAACGGCCGGAAACCGTCCACCTCATCTGCCTCGGGCCGTCGCATCACGACTACGACCAGGGCTGGCTGGCGCCGGACACGCCGGAGCAGCTGGCACGCGCCGACGAGGTCTGGGCGATCAATCGCGGCGTGTTCCACCACCAGCACGACCTGCACTTCTGCATGGACTACATCGAGGGCGAGGCCAACAAGTGGCCGTGGTACGGCGCGCGGCTGTGGAACCACGACCGCTGGACGATTACCAGCGAACGACCGGCCGACTGGCCCGCGCACGTCCTGCGTTACCCGTTCGAGGAGATTTACACCTGGGTGCAGTCGTTCCCAAAGCTGAAGTGGACCGACATCCACGGCATTGCACGCGAGACCGGCGGGGCACCGAGCTTCGGCGATTGGTGGGTCAACAGCGTGCCGTACATCTTGGCCTATGCGGGCTGGGTCGGCGTCAAGAAGCTCAACATCTGGGGCGGCGACTATCACCACCACAACTCAGGCAGGGTCGAGGACGGCCACCCCAACGTGGCGGCCTGGGCGGCGTGGCTCGACGCTGCCGTGGGCCTGAAGGTGTGGGCACCACCGAGCAGCACGTTCATGGACACCAACCTGCGCGGCCACATCTACGGCTATCCCGCACACCTCGACCCACGACCGCACGCCGCAGCCAAGCGCAGTGCGTTTCGCCGGCTGGCGGGGATTGACAAGGGAGAAGGCGATGGCTGACTCAATCACCGTTCGCATCGAGGGACTGAATCAGGTGATTCGTCGCCTGCAGTCCCTGGACATCAACGTCAAGCGCACCCTGTCACGCGCGGTCAACGACACGGCGACCCACGCACGCAGCGAGGCAATCAAGGGGATCACTCGCGAGTGGAACATCAAGGCCAAGGACGTGCGGTCAACCTTCAACATCAAGCGAGCGACGCCAGACAACCCAGTCGCCGAACTGTCGAGCAAAGGCAGGCCGATCCCGCTGCTGTACTTCGCGGCAAAGCAGACCCGCAAGGGAACGACCTACAAGGTCAAGAAGCGGGGCGGCAGGGAAGTCCTCGAGCGGGGCTGGATCAACCGGCTGCGTCGTGGGGTGGCTGTGGGCATCAGGCGCAGCATGAAGCGCCTGCCTATCACTGCGCCCGCTGTGCCTGGTGTGTACCACGCCTGGGGTGAGCAACTGCCCGAGCAGGCGCCGAAGGTCAGCGCGTTTTTGCTGCGCCGCATCGAGCAGCTGATCAAGCGGGAGCTGGAGCGGCGTGGCTGAGTTGTCTCAAACTCGATCTGCCATAAAGCAGCGCCGCAGAAAGATGCGACTGCAATCGCTTGGCTTATTGCCGCCAACGACTGTCGCGAAATGCGGAATTTGCGGAAGGTCGCAACGCGAGGCGCATCGAGCAACGCGCGGCGGCCAAGAAAGTGGGGCATGGCGAGGGGTCCTTGTTCTAAGAGCAATAAAGCGGGTCGGCGAGCTCGGGAATTTCAACAATTTTTCGCATTTACATAGGTTATTGTTTTACCTGGAAAAGTGTTGAGCCTGCGCGCCGCTGACTTCGTCCCCGCCGTCCGCAAAGCCAATAAGGCCGAAGTTGCGGAGTGGTTCGGTGTGTCAATCCCGACCGTTGAGCAGTGGGTTCGTTCTGGCTGTCCGGTGATTCAGCGCGGGTCGCGCGGGGTGTCCTGGGAGATCGACCTTCTCGAGGTCGCCAAGTGGCGCTATGGCGCGCGTGAGGCGGCTGACGATGGCGGCTTCGACCCCGACCAAGCATCCCCCAAGGACCGTAAGGACTGGTTCGACTCCGAGTTCCGCCGGCGCCAGTTGCAGGAGCGTGACCGCGAATTGATCCCGGCCGGTGAGGTCGAGGCCGGCCTGGCCGCGCTGATCCAGCAGACGGTCCGCACCCTGGACACGCTCGGCGACGTGCTCGAGCGCGATTGCGGCATCTCCGGGCAGGTCGTGGAGCGCATTCACAAGGCCACCGATGCGGCCCGCGAGGAACTGTACCAGCGGGTGAAGGATGGCCTACCAGGCTGACCACGCAACCTTTGCCGGCGTCCTCGCCGATGTGGTCGAGGGGCTGCGCCCACCGCGGCGGATGCGGATTTCCGAGGCGGCGCAGCAGGTCGTCAGGCTATCGTTGCCGGGCGGCTATGCCGGGCCGTGGTCGCCAGACCTGACGCCGTACATGGTCGAGCCGATGGATCTGCTGGCCTCGCGGCAGCACGAGGCCGTGGTGTTCTGTGGGCCGGCGCGAACCGGCAAGACGCAGTCGTTGCTCGACTGCTGGCTCGGTTACATCGTGACCTGTGATCCAGGAGACTCCGGGTTCTACTTCCCGACCGAGGAATTGGCGGCCGACTACAGCAAGCGCCGCGTCGATCGGTTGCACCGCGGTTCCCCAGAGGTCGGTGGCTGGCTCAGTCCGCGCGGCCATGACGACAACATCCACCTGAAGCGGTATCGCCACGGCATGATGCTGTCGCTGCTGTGGCCAAGCTCGGCGCAGATGGCGCAGCGCGATCTGCGTTACGTCGCCTTGTCCGATTACGACGCCATGCCAGCCGACATCGGCGGCGAGGGCGAGGGGTTCGCGCTCGCCAAGAAGCGCATCACCACCTACATGTCCGGCGGCATGGCGCTGGCGGAGTCGAGCCCGCGGCACGCCATCACCGACCCGCGCTGGAAGGCCGAGACGCCGCACCAGGCGCCGCCGGTCGAAGCCGGGATCCTCCAGCTCTACAACCGTGGAGATCGGCGCCGCTGGTACTGGTCGTGCCTGCACTGCGGCGAGCCGTTCGAGGCGCCGGCCTTGCCGAGCTTCCAGGACTTGCCGGATCCCGTGGAGGCATCCCGCACGGCTTATGTCCCGTGTCCGCACTGCGGCGCCATTCATTCGCAGGAGGACCGGCGTGCGCTGAATGCCGGCGGCCAGTGGAAGCGCGACCAACGGGACGGCAAGCCGGTCGATTCGACCATTGCGAGCTTCTGGCTGCTGGGCTGCGCCGCGGCCTTCCAGCCCTGGCACAGTCTGGCGCTGAACTGGATCCGCGCCGAACGCAGTTACCGCGAGACAGGATCGGAGGAGTCGCTGCGGACGACCACGCAGCAAGACCAGGGTCTGCCCTATTTGCCGCGCCGCCTCGCGGCCAGCCGCAAGGCAACCGACCTGCAGGCCAGGGCCGAGCCGATTGACCGGGCCGTCGTGCCGGACGGCGTCCGCTTCCTCACTGCGGCCGTGGACGTGCAGGCCAGGCGGTTCGTGGCGCAGGTCGAGGGCCACGGCGTTGACGGCGAGCGATGGGTGATCGACCGCTTCGACCTGTTCCAATCCCCGCGCGGTGACCATGCCGGGGATCCGCTTCAGGTCGAACCGGCGGCTTATCTCGAGGACTGGGCCTTGTTGCGCGAGGTCATCGGCCGGACCTACCCGCTGGCAGATGGAACCGGCAGGCAGATGCCGCTGATGCTGCTGGGGGTCGATACGGGCGGCCTAGAGGGCGTGACGGCGCGGGCCTACGACTGGTATCGCCTTATGCGCCGCGCGGGCCTGGTGCGGCGCCTACGGCTTCTGAAGGGCGACCCGAAGATCGCCTCGATCACCGAGACGTTGCCGGACACGGCCAAGCGCCGCGATGGCCTGCGCCGCGGCGCCGGCGGGCGTGGCGACGTGCCGGTGTTCCTGCTGCCGGTCACCGAGCTGAAGGACCGCCTGTTCGCCAATCTCGACCGTGAGGAGCCCGGCCCCGGCTACATCCACCTGTCGCGCTGGCTGGATGACACTTGGTTTGGCGAACTGCTGGCCGAAGTCCGTGGGCCGAAAGGCTACGAACGCGTCAGCCAGCGCAACGAATCGCTGGACCTGATGGTTTACAATTCGGCGCTGGCGATGATGCTTGGAAAGATCGACTGGCAGAACCCGCCGGCATGGGCTCAGGCGTGGGACACCAACAGCACATTGGCAGAAAAACCGGCTGCCAAGGAATCCGCCAAGCGGGTTCAGCCGTTGCTCCCGAAACGCGGCAACTTCTCGCCGAGGAGGTGGTGATGGACGCCGTAACCCGCATCATCAGCCTGCTGCACCAGACCCCGCGCGACGGCTGGGAGTCGGTGCTGTGCCGCGAGCTCGGCGGCCAGACGGTGTACATCCGCGCGTCCACCGGCCTGCACAAGGTCCGGCTGCTGCAGCAGATCGGCCTGCCGGCCCGCACCAGCCACTGGAAAGTGTACGGCCGATAGCAACTTGCCGGTTTCCTAAGAAACCGGCAACCCCTGTATAGACGCACAGGACCAGCCTGCCATATTGGCAGGCAATGGCGATTACGATCCCCGATGTCGAACCGACCGAGCTGCGCGCAGGCGAGACCTGGGCGTGGAAGCGGTCGTGGGCCGACTACTCGGCCACCGGCTGGACGCTCAGCTACACGCTGATCAACGCCGGCAGCAAGATCGCCCTCACCGCCACGGCCACCGGCAGCGCGCACCTGGTGTCCGTGCCGGCCGTCAGCGCCAGCGGCCCAACTGCCGTGGTCGGCACCGACAGCTACACCGCCGGCACCTACACCGTGCTCGGCCGCGTCACCGACGGCACGTCCGTCTATCCCGTCTACGACGGCCTGCTGACCGTGCTGCCGAACCTGGCCGCGGCCACGACCTACGACACGCGCTCCACCGCGAAACAGTTGCTTGACGCGCTCGATGCGTACCTGCTGGACAAGGCGACAGCGAACCAGCTGGACGTGATCGAGACGGCCATCGCCGATCGCCGCATCCGCCGGGATAAAGCCTCGCTGCTTAAGTGGCGATCTGAGTTGAAGATCGAAGTGGCCCGCGAGGATGCGGCGGCCAACGGCGAGTCCGGCAACCGCTACTACGTGAGGTTCGCCCGCGCATGAAGTGGTGGCCGTTCAACAAGCGGGTGCCGAAGAAGGCGGCGGTGCGGATGTACGAGGCCGCGCGCCAGTCCCGCTTGACGGCCGACTGGTACAGCAGCAACACCTCCGAGGACGCCGAGCTTTCGCAGAGCCTGCGGATGCTGCGCCAGCGCGGCCGGGCGCTGGTACGCGACAACCCGTACGGCAAGCGCGTCAAGCAAATCGTCGTCGCCAACGTGGTCGGCCACGGCATCGGTATGCAGGCCGGCGTGGTGTCCACGCGCAACCGGCTGAACAACCGGGTGAACGACGAGATCGAGGCCGTCTGGCGCGAGTGGTGCCGGCCGGCGACGTGCCACACCGGCGGCGTGCTGCACTTCGCGGACCTCGAGCGGATGCTTATGGGCCAGGTGGTCGAGGCCGGCGAGATCTTCGTCCGCAAGCACTACGGCGACGGCACTGTGCCGCTGCGCCTCGAGGTGATCGAGCCCGAGCGCATGGCCGAGGACTACGAGGCGCCGGAGGCCAACGGCACGGTCACCAAGCTCGGCATCGAGCAGGACAAGTTCGGCAGGCCGCTGGCCTACTGGATCCGCGAGCTGCACCCGGGCGAGATCCGCCGCAACATGGGCGCGACCGACAAGCTGATCCGCGTCCCGGCCGAGCAGATGATCCACCTGCGGATCGTGGACCGCTGGCCACAGACCCGCGGCGTCAGCTGGTTCCACTCTGCGGCCAAGCGGCTGCGCGACATGGACGGCTACACCGAGGCCGAGATCGTCGCGGCGCGGATGTCGGCGTCCTACATGGGGTTCATCCAGAGCCCCGAGGTGCCGGTCGCCGACGACACCGTGGACGGCCAGAAGATCCTGGAGTTCGAGGGCGGGATCATCCAGCACCTGGCGCCGGGCGAGCAGTTCCAGGGCTTCGCCCCCAACCGGCCGAACGCCCAGCTGGACCCGTTCATGCGCTACATGCTGCGCGAGGTCGCCTCGTCGGTCGGCGTGTCCTACGAGTCGCTGTCGCGCGACTACAGCCAGAGCAACTACTCGTCGTCGCGCCTCGCCCTGCTGGACGACCGCGACCTGTGGCGCACGCTGCAGCAGTGGTTCATCCGTTCGTTCCGCGAGCCGCTGCACCGCGAGTGGCTGGGCCTGGCGGTTCTCGCCGGCGCGCTGCCGTCGATCCCGCCCGAGCAGTACCTCGCCAACCGCGCCAAGTTCGAGGCCGTGCAGTTCAAGCCGCGCGGCTGGGGCTGGGTGGATCCGACCAAGGAGGTCGCGGCCTACAAGGAGGCCGTGCTGGCTGGCTTCACGACCGTGTCCGACGTGATCGCGGCCACCGGCAACGGCGCGGACCTCGAGGACGTGCTGAACGGCCGGCGCCGCGAGCTCGACATGATGGCCGAGCTCAACCTGCAGTTCGACACCGAGTTCGAGAAACCCGAAGAGCCGCAAGAAGTGGCCGCGCCAGAGCCCAATCCGGAACCCGAGACGGACGACGCCGAGTCCGACAGCGACCGCGCGATCCGCGCGCTCACCCACCTGGTCGGCCAGCTGATCGCCGCCCACCAGGCGCCGCCGACGGTCAACGTCAGCATCCCGGCCGGCGCGATCCAGGCGCACGTCACCGTGGAGCCCACCGAGATCCGCATCGAGGACGGCGCGGTCCAGGTGTCCATGCACCCGGCGGCGATCCACATGCCGGCGGTGGAAGTCTCCAACGTCGTGCCCTTCCCGCACGCCGAGCCGGCGCAGATCGAGCTCGCCATGCCATTCCGCGTGCTGGACGAGGCCGAACCCACACCCGAGGTCACCGATGAGCAAGATGAAACTGCCGGCGCTGCGGCGTGACCTGACCGCCGACATCGAGGTGCGCGCGGGCGACCGGATCTCGTTCCCGTTCGCCTCCGACACGCCGGTCGAACGCGGCTGGGGCCGCGAGATCCTCGACGTGCGCGGCATGGATACCAGCCGCTTTGCTGCCGGCGCCGTGCCGCTGCTGTTCAACCACAACTGGGACAACGTCATCGGCATGACCGAGAAAGCCTGGGTCGGTGCCGACAATCGCGCCTATGTCCAGGCGAGATTCTTCGATCACCCCGACGCGCAGAAGGTGCGGTCGATGGTCGAGGGCGGGCTGCGGAACGTGAGCTTCGGCTACCGCGTCACCGAGTACGAGGACGCGGGCAATGGCGACTACATCGCGCGGGCGTTCGAGCCGCACGAAGTTTCAGTCGTCAGTGTCCCGGCGGACTTCAAGGCCGTTGGCATCGGCCGCAGCGAGGACACCGAGCATTTGGAGGTCCGGGTCATCCGGACCAGCACTGGGAAGGCGGAATCTGCCGCCGCAACTGAGGACGTTACTATGACCGAGCACACCTCCTCGGCGGCCCCCTCCGCCGACATGGTCCGAGAGCTGGACCCCAACGCCGAGAAGCTGCGGCAGCGGGCGCTGGAGAACCTGGGCGACCAGTACGGCGTCCACGGCGACGTGATCCGCCGCTGGAAGGACGAGGACATCAGCGTCGCCGAGGCCACCCGGCAGACCCTGAAGATCATCGCCGAGCGCACCAAGGCCGAGAACGCCGTCACGGCGATCGGCATGTCGCCCCGCGAGGAGCGGCAGTACAGCATCATCAAGGCGATCAACGCCGTCGTCCACAAGGACTGGAAGAACGCCGGCCTCGAACTGGAGGCGCACCAGACCATCCAGAAGCGGTCGGGCAAGCTGCTCAACGAGCACTCGTTCTTCGTGCCGCTCGAGGTGCAGAAGCGCGACCTGGCGGTCCACGCCAGCGGCGGCGGCTACCTGGTGAGCACCGACAACGTCGGCTTCATCGAGCTGCTCCGCAACCGCAGCGTCGTGCTGCAGATGGGCGCAACCCGGCTGTCCGGCCTGCAGGGCAACGTCGCCATCCCGAAGCAGACCGCGGCGGCGACGGCCTACTGGCTGTCGTCCGAGACCGCCACCGCCACCGAGTCGCAGCCGACCATCGGTCAGCTGACCCTCGGCCCCAAGACCGTCGGCGCCTACACCGAGATCAGCCGCCAGCTGACCCTGCAGTCCTCGCCGGACGCCGAGTCGCTGGTGATGACCGATCTGGCGCGGGTCGTGGCGCTCGCGGCCGACGTGGCCGCGCTGCGTGGCTCCGGTGCGGGCGGCGAGCCGCAGGGCATCGTCGGCACCACGGGCGTCGGCTCGGTCACCGGCTCGTCGCTGGGCTATGTCGGCATCCTGGACTTCCAGACCGACGTGGCGGGCAACAACGTCATGCCGGCCCGGGGCGGCTACGTCACCACGCCGGCGGTTGCCGCGCTGATGATGGCCGAGCAGCGGTTCAGCAACACCGACACGCCGCTGTGGGTCGGCAACATCTGGGACGGCCAGATGGCGGGCTACCGCGCGATGGCCTCCAACCAGATGTCCTCGGCCACCATGCTGTTCGGTGACTGGGCGGACCTGATCTGGGCGGAGTGGGGCGTGCTCGAGGTCGAGGTCAATCCCTACGCGAGCTTCGCCGCCGGGATCATCGGCGTGCGCGCGATGTACACGATGGACATCGGGCTGCGCTACGCCGGCGCCTTCAGCTACGCGCACACGATCACGTAATGGTCGAGATCCGGGTAAAGCGCGCGTTCCTGCACAAGGGCGCGCGTGTTGAACCAGGCGAGGTAGTCACGGTTGACGCCATGTCCGCCTCCGAACTGGTTTGGCAGGGCAGGGCGGAGTTGGTCGGCGCCGAGCCGGCCAGCCCCGGCCCGCTCACGACTGAATCCGCGCCGGCCCTCACCAAAGGCAAGCGCACCAAAGCAGAGGTGACGAAATGAGCATTTACAACTTCCCGGCTGCCGCCACTGCCGCAGGTGGCAAGGTGTTCCTGATCCCGACCTCGCAGACCACCGGCACGGTCACCACGACCGGCATCGATCTGTCGGCCTACACCGGCACCGCGCTGTTCATCTGGCAGGTGACCAGCAGTGCTACCGGCCGGTCGGCGACCGCCAAGGTGCAGCACTGCGACACGGCGACGACTGGCAGTTACACGGACGTGGACAGTGGCGCGTTCTCCGCCTTCACGTCGGGCCAGACCGGCCTGCGCGAGCTCGCGCTCAACGTCGATGGCTTGAAGAAGTACGTCCGCGTGTCGCGCACCGTGGCCGGCGGCGCCGTGGTCAACGGCGTCATCATGGAAGGCTGGAAGAACTACTGATGGCGCTGGAGCTGGCGGACTTCACCGAAGGCGTCCTGGACGAGTTCGGGGAGTCCGTCACGCTCTGCTCCGATCAGTGGCGCCAGACCGTGACGGCCATCATCTCCCACGCCTGGGCGGGCGCGTCCGCCGGCGGCCTCGGCATCGAGCGATCGGAGCCGACGGCGCAGCTTCGCACCACGGACGCGGACGCCTACGGCGTGGACAACGGCTGGACGATCGAAGTTGGCACCAGCACGTACCGGATCACCTCGCGGGCAGACGACGGCTACGGCCTGACCCTGCTCACCCTGGCCAAGCAATGAGCGACCTGTTTGCCCACCAGTCCGCCATCGTCGCCCGGCTGACCATCCAGGTGACGGGGGTGACGACGTACTACGGCAGCCAGGTGGTGGGCGCGAACAGCGAGCCGGTAAAAAGCGGGATCTTCGTCGCGCCGGGCGAGGCGGCGATTGTCGATGTCCTGCCGGCGCGCAGCGGCGGGGCGCTCGAGCGGCACGTCTGGCGCGTGATCGTGCGCGCCAGCATGGACACCGGGGCCGCTGCCACAGCGCGGGTCGAGCACACGCTCGGCGCGCTCTGTTATGCGGTGGCCAAGGCACTGCACGGGTTTGAGCTGACGACGGGCACCGCCGACCGGCTGCGCTACGTCGGGCACGAGGAAATGGGCTACGACGTGGCCGCCGGCTACGCCGAAGTGGTGATGAGATTCAGCGCCGATCAGGCGATCAGTTGAGGATGCAGCAATGGCATTGACCTACCCGCACGACAACGACTACACCCTCGGCGCTGGATACATTTCCTTCGCGCCCGAGACCTCCAGCACCGCCGAAGGCACCGCGTTCCGCTACCTGGGCCAGACCTCCGGGTTCAGCATCGGCGGCAACGCCGAGATCGTGACCGCCGACAGTTACGACGGCCCGGTCGCGGAAGAGAAGGTCCGCATCGTCAAGAAGGTCACGCGCGAATCGACGCTGACCCTCAACGACATCGACGCCTACAACCTGTCGCTGTTCCTGATGGGATCGGCCTCGGCAGTGACCCAGGCCACCGGCACGGGCACCACCACGATCACGATGGCCAAGGGGCGGTTTTACAAGATCGGCGGCGACGATGTCATGGACATCACCGTCGCCACCGGCGGCGTCCACCAGGGCGCGACGGTGAGCGGCACCGCCATTGCAGCGACCACCACGGGCGGCTCGACCAACTGGGAGATCGACCTCAACCAGGGAATCATCTACTTCCCCACGGGGACGGCGGCGACGACCGGTTCGATCACGGTTGCCTACAGCAAGGTCGCCTCGTCCTGGGACAAGATCGTCACGGGCACGACGCCGGTGTACGGCAGCCTCCTGTTCGTCGGCGACAACACCGTCGGTGAGAACCGCCGCCTGAAGATCTCGCGCTGCGTGCTGGCGCCGAACGGTCAGCTCGAGTTCAAGAGCCGCGACAACTTCATGAGCGCGTCGATGACCATCGGCATCCTTACGCGCGGCGTCACGCCGCAAGTGCAGATCTGGGGCGCCCCGGCCTGATTGGAGACTGACACATGAGCGCATTGACCAATACCGGCGAGAACCTGTTCGCCAAGGTGTTTTTCCAGAAGGCCACCGCGACCGGCGTGATGGCCGGCGCGACGGGCGTCGCGTCCTGGTACGTCTCGCTGCACACCGCATCGCCCGGCGAGACGGCGAGCGGCGCGGAGATCGCCTACGGTTCGTATGCCCGCGTCGCCGTGGCGCGCACCGCCACCGGCTGGACCGTGACCGGGGCGGCGGCATCGCCGGCCGCCAACGTGGACTTCCCAGCCTGCACCTCCGGGACGACCGGCACCGCGACACACTTCGCGCTGTGGACTGCGGCGACCGGCGGGACGTGCTACGTCTACGGGGCCATCACGCCGAACATCGCGGTGTCCGTGGGGGTGACTCCTCGGCTAACCACGAGCTCGACCGTGACGTTCGCGTAATCGCTACACGGCCACGGACGGCCTTTGCAGGAGCAGCACCCGATGCGCGACGAGGACGCAGACGATCGTTCGACGCAGCTCGAGCTGCGCGATCTGTATGTCGCGCGGTAAGGGCAAGAAGCGCAAGGGCGGCTCGGGCCGCAGAGGCAGATGATGTGGGCATCGCCGCAGTCCTCGACAAAGCCGGGCCAGCACTCGCCACCGGACTCATCCTGGCGCTTCTCACGGCAGCAGCGTCAACTGCTATGGCTTGGCGTGACCTTAGTGCTGCTAGCGCAGTGCGCTTTGGCTATGTCACTGCCGAGCTTGAGCGGCTACGCGCCGACCTGGAAGCCTTCCGAAGCCCGGGCGGCCGCTTCACCGCCCACGACGGCGACCGGCACTGGCAACGCATGGACGAACTCGACCGTCGCCTCCGCGAGCAGGAAATGAGGCCACCGCGGCTCAATCCGGCGCTCGATGGCGTGGCCGCCA